ATGAACATAAATAGATTCAGAGGAGAATAAAATGGCAGAGTTTAACGTAGCTAACTTTAGATCACAAATGGTAGGAGATGGTGCAAGACCTAATTTGTTCTCATGCACCATTCCAGACTTAACAGTAAATGTAAATGGCGAAACTGGTTCCGAAGTTGCTTTCAACTTTATGTGTAGAGCAGCACAGCTTCCAGGTTCTACTGTAAACAGCATTCCTGTAAACTACTTTGGTCGTGAACTAAAGTTCTCAGGAAATCGCGTGTTTTCAGAATGGACAGTTACAATCATCAATGATGAAGATTTCAAGATCCGTAATACATTTGAAAAGTGGATGAGTTCGCTTAATTCACATGTTAGCAATCTTCGCAATCTTGTAAGTCCATTGTCTTACCAGAAAGATGGGTATATCACTCAGTATGGTAAAGCTGGTAATGTCATTAAGGAATACAAGTTCGTAGGACTATTTCCAATCGATGTGAGTCCAATTGAACTTGACTGGTCAGCAAATGATACAATCGAAGAATTTGCTGTAACTTTTGCTTATCAGTGGTGGGAATCTACAAACCCAGCATCAAGGGCTACTACAGATTCAACTCAAGCCGGCCCAAGCGGCGTAGGTATAGTCTAATATATTATATAACAGGGTGGGGAGAAATCCCCACCCATTCAAACTGGAGTGAGTAATGGTCCAACTTTTTGGCTTTGAGATAAGTCGTAAGAAGCAACAAGATCAAGAAGAAAAGAATAAGTCTTTTGCGCTGCCACAAAATGATGACGGCGCTGTAACTATTCAATCAGGTGCTTATTATGGTACCTATGTCGATCTTGACGGTGTTGTTAGAAATGAAATCGAACTTATCACTCGCTATCGTGAAATGGCTATGCAGCCAGAACTGGAAACGGCTATTGATGAGATTGTTAATGAAGCAATCGTTAACGATGATTCCGAATCAGGTGTCGAACTAGATACCGACGAACTAAAACAACCTGAAAATATCAAGAAAAAAATTAGAGAAGAGTTTGACTATGTGCTAAAGCTTCTAGACTTTGGTAACATGGGCCATGAATTATTCCGTCGTTGGTATACTGATGGTAGATTATTTTATCATGTTATCATCGATGACAAGTCTCCTCAAAAAGGCATTCAAGAGCTTAGATATATTGATCCTCGCCGTATTCGTAAGATCCGCGAGATTCAAAAAGCAAAAGATACCGAATCAGGTATGGAAATTATTAAGAGTATGAAAGAATACTACCTCTACAATGAAAGAGGTATGATTGGCGCTCATTCTAACTTAGGCACAAAGATTGCTATTGACGCTGTAGTTAATGTCAATTCGGGCCTAATGGACTCAAAGAGAGCCATGGTTCTCTCATATCTTCACAAGGCTATCAAGCCACTTAATCAATTGCGTATGGTAGAAGACGCAACAGTCATCTACCGTCTCTCACGCGCACCAGAGCGCAGAGTGTTCTATATTGATGTTGGTAATATGCCAACAATCAAGGCCGAACAGTATCTCCGTGATGTTATGGCTAAGTATCGTAACAAGCTGGTATATGATTCCAGCACAGGCGAAATCAAGGATGATCGTAAGCATCTTTCCATGCTTGAAGACTTCTGGTTACCTCGTCGTGAAGGTGGTAAAGGTACCGAAATCACAACTCTACCTGGTGGTATGAACCTTGGTGAGTTGGAAGATGTTAAGTATTTTGAAAAGAAACTATATAAGGCTCTCGGTGTTCCTATATCTCGTTTGGAACAACAGCAGGGATTCTCTCTTGGTCGTTCAACAGAAATCACAAGAGATGAGTTAAAGTTTACGAAGTTTGTCAATCGTCTTCGTAACAAGTTTTCCACACTATTCGATGAACTACTTAAACTTCAACTTGTACTTAAGAAAATCTGTACGGAAGAAGAATGGAGAGAGTTTAAAGAAAACATTTGGTATGACTTTAAGAAGGACAACAACTTTACCGAACTTAAAGAAGCTGAACTCCTTCAGAATAGAATCACAACTCTTCAGTTAGTTGATCCATATGTTGGTCGTTACTATTCGATGGCATGGGTTCGCAAGAATGTTCTTCAAATGGACGATGATGAGATTGAAGAAATCATGCAGCAGATAGAAGAAGAAAAGGCTGCTAATACACCGGTCGATGATCAGGGTAATCCACTTCCAACAGATGAAATGGGTAATCCATTACCGCCTGCTCCGCCACAGCCAAATATTGTTCCGCCGACACCAACTGAAAACATGATGCAGCAATATGCCGCTCAACAAGGCGCAGCGCCAGAACAAATGCCAGTTCAAGATGGAACAGGTAAAGATACAATGGATCCAATGGATATGGGGCAAACAAAGAATCGTCAACGCTTTGTAAATGATACTTTGGAGCCAGTTCGTTGAAGAAGTTTGGTGAATATCTGGATGAAAGTTTAGCACTTCAAGCTAAGTCTGAACCTAAATCTGCGGCTTCTAAAGAAGCTCGTAAGATGGGTTTAACTTATATGGGTTTTGGTCGTTATGCTGATAGAAAAGGTAAACTTGCATATCTAGTACACGATGATAGACTTGTTCCATATAAAGGACAAGATGATGTTGATCATATGTATTATAAAGCTTCTACAATGCAACAAAGTGAACCTGTATCTAAAAAGAAGAACATAAGTCCGACTGCTAAGGGGCAACCAGCACAACCAAGTAAGGCCGATCTTCTTAAAAAAGATGCGGATTTCTATACCGGTGTTAATTCCAAAAGAAGTAAAGAAGACACTAAAATATTAAAAGACCTATACAAAGATGCTAATGCGGTAGATAAAGAACTTTTTAAATTTTATCAGCCAAACATGTTTGATCAAACAGAATTACAAGCCATTGAAGATTATACCGGTGATGGATACGCAGATATAAACAGATACCTATATAAAGGTCATGATGAAGGTGTTACACAAGAACAGGACGATTACTTAAATCGGACAATAGAAACTTTAGATTCCGCTTTTGAAGAAACACAGACACCATTTCCATATACTGTATATTCTGGTCTTAGTTCTCGTTATAGCGCAGATAAGTTTCAGCTTGGCGGTGAATATGTTTTTAGAGGGTATGTTTCTACATCATTAGATTTCAATACCGCTATTGGTGGATTTGCTGATGTTGGAGATAAAGATCAACCAGTTGTATTACAGGTAGAACTTAGAAAAGGTCAAAAAGCAATATACCTTGATGCTGTTTCAGCAAATTCAGGTGAAAGAGAAACGCTTCTTCCAAGAGGATCAAGAATTAAAGTCATATCAGGTCCTCATGTACTCGATTCAAATCTTTTCACGGATGCTTACGGAACTAGTTCAATTGCACTATTCCACTGCACAGTCATAGAAGATTCATAAATATAATACCAATCGTTTAGGAGAATAAACATGTCGATTAAGAAAGCATTAGACAGCATTCTAGAAGGTAATCTAGATGAAATGCGTCAAAATTTTTCTTCCGCTTTGACTACAAAGGCTGTTGAGAAGTTAGAAGAGCGCAAGATTGAAATTGCTAAGAATTACTTTGGTCAGATGCAAGAACAAGCGAAACAGATTGATGAAGCTTTACCAATAGAGTATTTTGCTCGTCCTTTGCCAGATAGTAAACCGCTTCGTAAATTTGACGATGTTATAGATAAAGCAATGAAGAGTGCGAAGAGTAAGCAAAAAACTGCTGTAAAGAAGAAGTAATATAACATGAACAACATCAAACAGATCCGCGAGCAATTTGATTTAATCACTGAAAAAGAAGAGAAGGAAGACCGCAAACTTTCCGCTCTTGTTCGTGCTGGTTTGTATGATGCCAAAAAACTTCCTGCTCTTAAAAAGGCACTAGAGAAGTCTGCTGATAAGATTACTTCTCAAGAAAAGCGTATGCTTGTCAATCTTCTTGATTCCCTTATCTCACAGGTTGTTAGTGACGATCAGGTATATCGTAAAGTTAGACAGAATGTTCATAATGTATCCGAAGCTAAAATGGATACCTATTCCAAGTTTGATCCAAGATATAAGGCTGGTTGGCCTACTGATAAGGAAATGCCATCGGTTCTTATCTTAAAAAGAAAGGCTATTAGAGTGTATCCAGACAATCAAAAAGTTGCTTTGTATTACTCACAGGCCTTAGACAAGTATGTAACTATTCCATATAATGATATACAGATGGGTTTGAACGAAGATAAGAAACCTAAAGACGATGATGATAAAGATAATGCTAGAATTAACAAAGCTCTGAGAAGAAATCCAAAGTATAAAAAAGTAAGTACTATTTTAAAAACTGGTAAAGTTCCACCAGAAACAGATCCAACAGCAAGAAACAAAAGATTTCAAGATGTTTCAAAGCGACTAGGAGGAGGAATACGAGGAGCTATGGGCGCAGTTGGTGTTGAACTTAATAAAAAAATAAAAGATAGAATCAGAACAAAAGCTGTTGAAAAGGCAGTCACAGCACGAAATGCTGCTAGAGCGGCAAAGAAAACAACTTTAGAAGAAAATCGTATTGCTACTGCTGCGTTAGGATGGATAGCTAAAAAAGCAGGTCAAGTTTTATCTAAAGGAAATAAAGCTGCTAAACCAGCAGGCAAAGGTTTAGGTAAAGGCGGCAAAGGAAAATCATCTAAAGGAAGATTAGGTCTTGCGGCTGCGGCTGCTGCTGGTGCTGGTATTGGTGCCGCAGGTGGTGGCGGTGGTTCAGGAAGTGGATCAAATACTCCCGATGCGCCATCCACACGCAACTACAATTTCTCAGCCAAACCTTCAACATCAAGTTCGTTTGCTAATAAAGCATCTTCAACGGCGGTTCAAGATAGAAACGATCAAAAACTTGCTAGAAAATCTCAACAAGCTATGACAAATGAATCCAATGTATTAGACACAATCAAGTCAATTGTAGAGAATAATATATCGGAACAAACAATCAAGTTTAACGAAAATGAAATTACTATAAATAATACAGTAGCAGAAAAGTTATTGACCGTATACGAATCAATCAACAAAACAAACAAAAAGAAAATGGAACAAATGCTGAATGAAAGTGCTAGTTCATTTAACAAAGTTCTAATGTTTGCAGTAAGGCAGTAAAAGATGGCAAATTTAATCCGAGAACAAAAAATTATTGATAGCAATAAGAGAGCTTTGATTAAGTATGTCATTGTCTCTGACGGTTCACAAAGTTCTAATACAGTCCTAGTTAATGTATCAACATTAGGATTTGCATTAAATGCAAATGGATACATTATGCAGTCAGGTGTTCATCCGAAAACCAAGTACAATACTACTATCAAGCGCGTCTTTGGGCAAGTAGCTGCGGCCAATGCAAAGATGAAGTTGCAATGGCAAGGAGCTTCAAACTCCGAGATTGTTACATTTGGAGCAGGATCATTTGATTATGATTTCCAAAGCATGGGTGATGGGGCAACAATTCCAAATCCAGAAACAAGTTCAAATGGCCACATACTCATATCAACAGCAAATCTAGGTGCTGGTGAATTAGCCACAATATTCATCGACTTAAAGAAAGCTGGCGAAGACTATGATCAAGGCCAGACAGCAGATCCTTATGCATTTAACAGAAGACCACTATAATGAAAAACATCATTCAGTTAATTAGAGAACATAAGTTTACAGAAGCAGAAGATCGAATCGACAGTCTTATTCCATTAATTATGGAAAAGAAGATTTTTGAAATGAAGAAAGCTGTTGCAGCTAAGATGAGTGAACAGATGGGTGTTGGTCCAAAAATGCAAGATAAACGCGAGTCTGGCGTTGTAGAAGAAGAAGATCGTCCTCATCAACTTAATGCTTTAGAAAAACTAAAAGATGCTGAAGTTACAAGAAAAGTTAATATTTTAACAAATGTAAAAAATACAATTGATAGTACTGATAAAGCATTAGGTGTTTTAGGTGTTAAAAGTAATTCAGCAGATAGCAATAAAATTCAAGGTCAAATAGATTCGGCAAAAAAAACTAGACCTTATAATGAAGAAAAAGAAGAAAAGTCTGAAGAAGATGATGATAAGGAAGAAAAAGAAGAAGAACTAGACGAAGCTCGCATTAGTATTGTTAGAGCTAGAGTTCGTGGTGGTAAAATTCAACGCCGCAAGAAAGTATCTAATGTTCCAGGAATGACTTTGCGTGGTGGAACACTAAAGCGTATGTCTGCGGCTGAACGCCGTCGTAGAAAGATGGGCGCTCGTAAAGGTAAAATGAAACGCAAAGCAAAACTTTCCAGATCATTGATGAAGCGTAAGCGTTCATTACAAAAAAGAAAATCATTAGGACTATAAAAATGAAACTTATTAAAGAAGAAGTTTTAAACGTTCAGTATATTGTAGAAGAAGTAAACGGCAAAAAAGAACGCTTCATTGAAGGTATCTTTATGCAGGCTGAAAAACAGAATAGAAATGGTCGTGTATATCCACGCCATATTCTTAGTAAAGAAGTTGATAGATATAATAAAGATTATGTAATGAAGAATCGTGCTTTTGGAGAACTTGGACATCCAGATTCTCCGACGATTAACTTAGATCGTGTATCACACATGATCACAAGCTTGAGACCAGAAGGTAATAACTTTATTGGTAAAGCTAAAATCTTAGATACTCCCAATGGTAAAATTGTGAAAAGTTTATTAGATGGAGGAGCAAGTCTAGGTGTGTCAACAAGAGGCGTAGGGTCTCTTAAGCCAGCCAACGGCTTTCAACTAGTTCAGGACGATTTTCATTTGGCTACAGCGGCCGATATCGTTGCTGATCCCTCAGCTCCAGACGCATTTGTCCAAGGTATTATGGAAAATGCAGAATGGATTCTAACTAATCAAGGTTGGAAAGCAGTTCATCAAGAACGCGCTAGAAGAATGCTAAAAGAAGCTTCTAGTAACGACATTGAAGAAGTTGCTTTGAAAATCTTTGAAAACTACATCTCTAAACTTTAAATAATATAAATAAAAGAAATAAAGGAGTAATCTAACATGGCAAAGTCATTAACTGAAGCTGCAAGAGCAGTCCTAATGAAGGAAGAAACCGCTCTAGCTGCTACATTAAAGCCAGGCTCAAAGTCAGTAGACCCATCACAGACACTAGGTTCTGCTACAAAGCTTGCTGATCCAGTAATTCAACCAAACGGCGCTGATGGTTCAAATCTTGGCGCTGCGGCTGCTGCTGGTATTAAAACAGACACATCTGTTAAGAAAGCCACAAAGCCTGAACCAATGAAGAAGAAGGCCGAAGTAATGGAAGAAGATGTTGAAGAAACATCTGAAGTTGTTGCTGAAGAAGCTGCTGAAGAAATCAACGAAGATGAAGTTGAACTATCAGAAGAACTAGAATCATTTATCGACCAGTGTCTTGAAGAAGGTATGGACGAAGATCAAATTGCTGCTGCAATTGAAGAAAACTTCGAATTTGTAACTGAAGAGTCAGAAGCAGAATCAGAAGAAAATGTAATGGAAAATTACGAAGTGGCAATGTCCGAACATGTTGACGC